CTTTGAACAGGTTATCTATAGTATATATATAATATACGGAGTCGCTCCGTTTAAGACTCCGCTCCTCCTATATATGATATTATAATTTATAATTATATTGGGGATAGTCTGCCCGTTTACAGGCACCGTTAAATCAGCGTTATTGGGGGCAATCTTGGGTCGTAAGCCAGGGGTACAAAACATCCCTAAGGATGCCGCCCAACTGCAAGTACTAGAACTGTTAGCCCAAGGGGCTACCGTAGTAGATGCTATGAAGGCTGTAGGGCGTAACGATGTTACCTTCCGCCAATGGTCTATGGCCAACCCAGATTTTAAGGATAAGGCTGACAAGGCTCGCCTATCTGGCAAAGGGGTTAAATCCGACCTAGCCAATCTGAAAGATATTTCTTTTGAGGAGTTCTCAGAGCAATTCCTAGACACTAAACTTTTTGACCACCATAAGACTTGGGTAGATTTAGTAGAGGGTAGAGAACCAAGGTTCATACACCCTAGCATGACTTATGAGCAAGCAGCAACCAATCGTATTTTAATTAACGTACCACCAGAGCATGCTAAGTCAACTGTACTAACAATCAACTATGTTACCTACCGTTTGGCTATAGACCCTAACATCAGAATTATTATTGTTTCTAAAACGCAAGGTATGGCTCGTAAGTTCCTATCTGCGATTAAAACAAGATTAAGTCATCCTAACTGGACCAAGTTACAAGTTTCATTTGGACCTAACGGTGGCTATAAAGCAGATTCACCTACCTGGTCAGCCGATATGATTTACTTAGGTGCTGGACGAGATTCTGGGGAGAAAGACCCAACAGTACAAGCATTGGGATTCGGGTCACAGATTTACGGTGCTCGCGCCGACCTGATTATCCTTGACGATGTGGTGATGAACGCAAACGCCCATGAGTGGGAGAAGCAAATTGAATGGCTTCAAAAAGAAGTTATCACCCGTTTGGGACGACACGGCAAACTGCTTATAGTAGGAACCCGTGTCGCTCCTATAGATTTATATAAGATGATTAGAGATGGCGACCAATGGACAGGTGGCAAATCTCCATTTACATACATGGCTATGCCATCAGTTTTAGAATTTGATGAGAACCCAAAGAACTGGAAAACACTTTGGCCTTGGACAGACAGGGCAGAAGGAGACAAGGACGAACCTAATGAGCAAGGACTATATCCCAAATGGGATGGACCTTCTCTTTTTACAAGGCGGTCTGAAGTGGCTCCGTCAGTCTGGGCTATGGTCTACCAACAAGAAGACGTCCAATCCGATTCCATATTCTCGCCAACAGTTGTGGCAGGATGTGTTAACGGTATGCGAAAGCGCGGACCACTTAAGAAAGATACACCGGGACATCCCAAGAACATAGATTCAACTTATACAATAATTGGTTTTGACCCTGCAGTATCTGGCAGGTCTGCTTTCGTAGCAGTATCTTATAACCGTTCTGATGGTCGTATATATGTTTTAGATTGCGTCAACATGGTTGACCCTACTCCACAGAAAGAGAATGCTCTTATCAAAGAGTGGGTAGAAAAATTTAAGCCACAAGAGTTTCGGGTTGAGATTAACGCTCACCAGAAGTACTATGCTATGGATACAGAGTTACGTGATTATCTAGCATCTTATGGATGTCAACTTAACTCACACTTTACTGGTAAGAATAAATGGGATGTAGGATTTGGTGTAGCCTCTATGGCTAGCCTTTTTGGTTCAGCCAGAGATGGTAGATTCCAAGATAACAACTTAATTGAATTTCCAAGTAATGAAGGCTCTGAAGGACTTAAGTCTTTAATACAGCAACTTATAATTTGGAAGCCTGATACTAAGAATCCTACCGACTGTGTAATGGCATTATGGTTTGCTGTTATCCGTTGTAGAGAACTAATGCAGACTTCAAGTAGAGTTGGACAGTATCAAACAAACAGATGGGCTACTAGAGCACAGATGGCTAGTAGAGGTTCACTTAATTTAGACGAAGCCTTTGCAGAGCAATGGCAAGAAACTTATGGATAGGAAACTATGGCATTAACAATTGAACAGATAGCGGCACGAGTACAATCGTTACGTTATCGAAACAGCGAAAGAGATGCCCGTAATCTTGACGTTCTTGCTGTTCGTAAGGGAAAGATTTCTGAAGTCTATCCTGACTTCTTTCCAGATGGTGTAGATGCTAATGTCGTTGCAAATTTTATTGATATCGTTGCCAGGGACCTTTCTGAGGTTATGGCACCTCTTCCGGCGGTTAACTGCTCAGCCGCTAATCAAGTCTCTGACCGTGCTCGTACTTTTGCCGATAAGCGTACTCGTATTGCTAGCAATTACTTTTCGCATTCTGACCTATCAGTCCAGATGTACTCAGGAGCAGACTGGTATCTAACCTACGGCTTTGTTCCGTTTATTATAGAATTAGATGATGATGCTAAACTGCCTCGCATCCGTATAGAAAACCCAATCGGCGCATATCCAGAGTTTGACCGATATGGACGCTGTATAGCATTTGCTAAAAGATATACACTTACCCTTGGTGAGTTAGTAGCACAATTTCCAGAGTATGATAACATACTTCTTGGTGGAATGGGATATAAGCAAGACCTAAATGGTCAAGTAGAAATTATCCGCTACTACGACAAAGACCAATCAGTTGTATATGTTCCAGCAAAAGATAATTTAATTTTATCACAAGCCAAGAATCCTCTTGGTAAAATGATGGTAATTGTAGCACGTAAACCGTCTATCGACAATGAGTTACGTGGACAATTCGACGATGTACTTGGAATTCAGTTACTCCGCAACCGTTTCGCCTTACTGGCAATGGAAGCAGCGGAGAAATCAGTACAGGCACCTATTGTACTTCCACAAGATGTACAAGAACTACAGTTGGGTGGAGATGCGGTTATCCGCACCGCCAACCCAGCAGGTGTTCGTCGTGTAGAACTTACTCTACCACAAGGCGCATTTACAGAACAACAATTACTTAATCAAGAACTTAGAGTTGGTGCTCGTTATCCAGAGTCTCGTACTGGTAACATTGATGCATCTATCGTTACTGGTCAAGGTGTACAGGCTCTTATGGGAGCATTTGATACACAGGTTAAATCAGCCCAAGCAATTTTTGCTGCAGCACTTCGTGATGTAATTAGCATTTGCTTTGAAGTTGATGAGTTAATATATTCAGAAGAGAAAACAATTCGTGGTGTAGATTCTGGCTCACCATATGAAATTACTTATAAGCCAACCAAGGACATCAAGGGTGATTACTCAGCCGATGTTCGTTACGGTATGCTTGCTGGTCTTAATCCAGCCCAAGGTCTTATCTTCATGCTTCAAGCACTTGGTGGTAAGTTAATATCTAAAGATATGGCTATGCGTGAGTTGCCATTTACTGTTAACGTAACACAAGAACTTGAGAAGATTGAAATTGAGGATATGCGTACAGCATTACTCAGTGGTATTACAGCAATGGCTCAGGCCATACCAGCGATGGCAACACAGGGACAAGACCCATCAGATATGGTAAATAAAATTGCTGCGGTTATCAAGGCTCGCCAAAAGGGACAAGCATTAGAAGATGCTATTGAGGCTACCTTTGCACCGCAACAACAGGTTCCTCCTGCTGGCGCCTCTAATCCTATGGTTGAGCAAACGTCCCCTGCTCCCTCTGGTGCCCCAGTAGGAGGTCCTCCTCAAGAACAACCAATAGTACAACCAGCACAGCAACCAGATATTCAATCAATTCTTACAAGCCTAACCGCAGGTGGTAAAGGAAACGCAAGAGTAGTAACAAGAAGTTAACTAGGTAGGGGACAATGACAACAATTATAGGTATAGAACATAAAGACCGTTGCTTCATAGTTGCTGATAGTCAAACTACTGATGCTGACGGAAGAATTTATTCTCATCCAGAAGTTAGAAAGATTTCAGAAAATGGAATGTTTTTAATTGCTGGTTCTGGCGAAACACTTCCTTGCGATATAGCACAACATATTTGGGAGCCACCAACTCCCACAAAGCAAGACAAAGAAGATTTATATCATTTTATGATTGTAAAAGCAATGCCATCTCTACGTAAGTGTATGTCAGAAAATGGGTATAACTTTGATGAAGACACTAAAGAAAATCGCTTTCAGTTTATAATGGCTGTTGGTGGAGAAGTATTTGATGTTGACCAAGAGTTATCAATAAGTAAATCTGCTGATGGAGTATACGCAGCAGGCTCTGGAGCAGCATACGCACTAGGTGCTTTATATGCTGGAGCAGACGCACACGAAGCAATGGAAATTGCATCTAAACTTACAGCATTTACTGCTGGACCTTACATATCAAAAGAACAACCAAGAAAAATTAAGTAGGAGGAAATCATGGCTGAAAATCGTGGGGGCATGCGCCCAACAGCACCACAAAATAATCCAGCGAATATTTCCGCAACAGGTGGAGCAGGACAATCAGGAACACAACCTGCACGTTACATTTCAGGATTACCATATGGTGAAGGTCAGCAAACAATGAACCAGCAACTAAGTGCACCAATGGCTGGACCTAATAAGGCTACAGCAACATCAAATCCTGTTGCAGCAATGATGCCTCCCTTAACACCTTTAACTGCACCTACAGAAAGACCAGATGAGCCAATAACTGCTGGTATGGATTTTGGAGCAGGTCCAGGAAGTGAAGCACTTAATCTACCTCGTGAGCGTTCATTGTCTGAGGTTCTTGCGTCAATGATTGATATTGACCCTACTGGAGAAGTACAAGACCTTTATAACTTTGTTATATCACGAGGTCTTTAATGGCCGAAAAAGACAAACCATTAGTTAAGATTGCAGAATCTGCACCTGGCTTAGCAACTGCTGCTGCTCAAAAAGCCTTGCCCAAGAATGAAGTTAACCAATTGGCTGCAATGGTTCAATTGCGTAATACTCATAATGAACTTACTTCACTTTCACAAGCAGATGCATATAAAAAGTTTCAAACAATGGATAAGACAACTCGTGATGCTTTGACATCAATGTACAATCCTAAGTATGCAAAACAAGACAAAAGTTTTTTAGGTAACATTTTATCATCTGTTAAAAGTTCTGTTTGGTATGGTGGTGGGACAAGCGTAGATTTAAGCAAAGTTGTTTCTTCACTTAATCCAATTGGTGCTTTAGAAGCAGGTGGAAGAGCCATTGCTGGTGTAGCAAAGGGTATATATAACGAATTTGCAGAAACAGAAGTTGGTGGCAAGACCGCTACTAAAGTCGAAAAAGGATTAGAACTTTTAGTACGTCCTCAAGAGAAACTTGTTAAACAACCTTACATCGCTGCTAGTTTAGCGGCTGCAGAGGGTGAAAACGCACTTAAGGCACAGTTAAGATATACTGTAGAAGGATTCAAAGAATTACTTCCTGGCGGAGAAGATGCGGTTTTAACAGATGACTCAACAACTTGGAAAAAATATTGGGAACAGGCTTCTGCACCAAATAGAGTATTTGATGAAAAAGCAGTTGCTCAGTTTAATAATGACTTAACTCCTGCTGCTTCATATGTGGGAAGATTACTTGCATCTAAAGAAGATTTAATTGAAAATTTTGAACAGTATCAAAATAATCCTGGAGTCTTAGATTTAATTAATCGTTATGTAAGTGGCGAAGAAGAAGCACTTAAAGAAGTTTCTAATGCTGTAGCAAGATTTGAAAAGTCTAAGTTTAGTCCTGGTCGTGATGCTGCCCGTGCAGTAATTTCTATACTTCCACATGAGTATGAAAAAGCAGTTTTGGGTGATGGTAAATCAAGAGCATTATTCAGTGCTATTTCAGCACCAATAGATTTTGCAGTTACTTTTGCTCTTGACCCACTTATTGTAGGTGGCAAGATAAATCGTGGATTAATGGTTGCTAAGTATGGATTTATTAAAGTTGGAGAAGGTAGCATTTCCTTAGAGAAGGCATTTTCCAGACCAAAAGTTCGTGCATACTGGGACGAAGCAGGTAAGTTAATTCAAGATTTTCGCAATGGAGATTTAACAGTAAAGGCTCAATCTCTTAATCGTTTACAAGATAGATTTCCTGAAATCAATATTAACGTAGTTAATGACTTGGCTAAAGCAGATGTTCGCAATGCTGATGATGCATTAATGTATTTTGATAATGGTCAACGTTTTATGGAGATTTTATCTGGCAATGTTGGTATTGCTGGAAAAGATACACTTATACCCTATATAAGCCGTACCCGTGCTGCAACTAATAAATTTAAAGATATGGTTGCTAAGACTTTAGGAACTGAACGTTACTCAGCACTTGATGCAACTAAAACTCAAGAAGAATTTATTAAACAATTTTCTTTAGACCCATTATTTTGGGCAAAAAAAATAGGATTTGAAAAAACTCCAGTTCCTAAAATATTAGCAGCAAAAGACCAATCAAGACTTGCTAGGATTGATAGAGTAGTTCGTACATTTGCTATTGCTCCTAAGAATGAACGTATCATTAGTATTAGCGATGGTTCAAGTGCTAATCAAATTTTTAAACTAGCACGTACAGTTCTTGATAAAACATCCGCTGGTCAGATGAGAGCAATTTGGTTAAATGCTAGCGAAGGTGAACGCCTTCTTATATTGAAGGGTTTGCTTAAAACATTAGGAATAGGTATGGGACTAAACCTATCCAATGAGGGAAAACTCGCTCTTTCTAAACTTGATGAGATGTCAAGAGAACTTTACTCACCAAGCCAAAGTGCAGTTGACGTAGGTGACCTTGCTGATGTTCTTAGAACTGTAAAAGGTGGGTCTGCACTTACTCAACCATCAGGTGTTCGTCAAAAAGTACAAGAGGCTCTTACTACAGCAAATGCAGAAGGTAAGGCTGTTCGTCTTATTGCTTCTGTAAATGCAAAAATTTCAGAATACACACAACGCTCAAAAGCACTTAAGGCTGATAAAGCAGATGCTCTTGCCGCTGGTGATTTAGACCGCGTTAATATTATTGATGCAGAACTTAAAATTGTTAGTGCAAAACTTGGTAGAGAGAAAAAAACCAAGAAAGAACTTAAAGGCAAGATTAAAGAAATTGAAGTCAATCAAATTGATGACGCAGTTGATGCTGACAATATATTTCTTGATAGATTTAATGCTGGTCAAACTTTAGATGGTACTCCTCGTGCTATCCGTCAATATCAATTAAGTGACTATCGTTCATTACCTGACTTTACAGAATGGCGTGAAATAGCACAACGTGGCGGAGTTCTTACTGCAGCATTTGGTCGTGCTACCAACAATGTTTACAGTAGAGGAATTGCTGATGGCTGGTCATTCTTAAACCTTTACCCACGTCTTGGACTTCGTTCTTCAGTAGAAGAACTTGGTATGTTTGGAGTAATTGCTGGAGCAGCAGGCTTTGGAAATTATCTAAAAGGACGTATAGCATCTAGGGCAATCCGTACAGCAAGACCTGCTGGAGTAAAAACAACTGTTTTTGGTAATGAAAAAGAAGATAGAAATTTAGGATTTATTTACAATACAGTATATAGAATCTTAGGAAAACATTACTCTAAAGAACAACAACTAGCAATGGCTGATAATCCAACCATGCTTAATAAGGCTATAGCAACTGCTATGGTTAAAAGTAAGTTTAAAGTAATATCTAAAGATGATGCTAGGTTTGCTGGTGATTTTGCAGAGTTTGAAGGGTATAAGGTTCTTGATGAACTCAATGGAGCAACTGTTAAAGCAGAACGTCCTTATACAGAAGCAGAAGAGATATCTAAATCATTAAAAGAATTTGGTCCATCTGTACGATTTAATGTACAAAATCAAGAGGCTTTAAAAGGACTATCATTCAAAGGTGAATTTAGCGAGTTTTCAAGTACAAATGATAAAGCACTTTTCCATTGGCTTTTTGAATTAAACAATACAATTGGTAGACCTAATGGTCAATTTGGAAATATCGTTTTATGGAATATTGGTAAAAAACAAGATGTAGTAATTAAAAAACTTGTTGATTATATTGAGGGTCCAGGAAATGATATTGCTAGAAAGTATGCTATTTATTCTGAGCAAGGTGCAGAGGCATTAGCAGCACACATATACGCTGATGCATCATATGCATTAAGAGATTTTTCTGGTCGCATAAATATGGACTTGGTAACTACTATCCGCAATAAGGGTGGTATGGACAATTTCACTCTTGACGATTTGGTAAAGTTAGATAAACCTTATGCTCGTCCAGAAACCCTTATGGGTAGAGAAATTGTTCCACTAGTTGGTAAAAGTCCTTCAGAGGTAATGTATAGAGTTATCAACTCTGGTTACGGCTGGATGGGTAAGCAAATTGCTCTACTTGATAGAGAACCAATCACTCTTGCAAACTACTTCATGTTCCGTAAGCAATTATTGAGAACTGAGCAAAATACTAAAAAGAGCCTTATGGCTAACGGTTTAAGTGAAGAAGGTGCTGATTCTATAGCACGTGCTTCCGCACATGAAACAGCAATGAATCTTGCTCGTAATAGAACATTAGGATTCGTTGATAATGGCGATGTTCGTACTAATTTGGCTTTTAGCCTACGTACACTTGGTCGTTACTATCGTGCAACTGAGGATTTCTATCGCCGTGCTGGACGTTTAGTCAAGTATGAAAAACGTGGATTAGTACGTCTTGCAATCCTTAATCAAACATTTGAAGATTCTGGATTCATCCATGAGGATGATAGAGGACAAAAATACTTTACTTATCCAGGTGACGATTTGTTTGCAGGAGCAATTACAAGAACTCTTTCATTAATGGGTTTAACATCATATACTCCAATGCCAGTCAATTTTGGTGGTTATGTAAAGATGTTAACACCATCTTTAGACCCTGAGTTCTGGAACCCTACTCTTTCTAACCCACTTGCGTCACTTTCTGTAGATGCAATGACTAACTTACCATTTATTGGTGATTACATAAGAGGTTACGAGCAAAGCATAACTGGTACATTAAATCCAGATGCACCAGCCTGGGAAAAAGTAATGCCAGCAAACATTAGACGTGCATATAATTATCTTGCTGGTTCAACTGAAAATAGTGAATCAAGATTTTCGTCTGCTGTAAAAGCAATTAAGTTACTAGTGTCAACTGGAAATGGTCCAACAAACGCAAGTCAATTGCAATCATTCTTTGAAAATGTAGCAATTCAGGCTAGAAACATTGATGCTGTAAAATTAATTATGGGACAAGGTACAATTGCTTCTATCCAGGCATTTGATACAAAAGAAATTCCAAAAGAACTTATCGATGCCGGAGTATTCACCTGGGATTCTGAGTTCCAAAAGATGATGAAAAAGTATGAGGGTCAACCAAATGCTTTAAACAAGGCTATTGTTTCTTTTGCTAAGTTATACCCATCTAAACTAGTTTACACTAACTTTGCTAGAGATACTGTAGGATTTGCATCATTCCGTAAAACGATTGAAGCAGAAGACTTTGTTCGCAAGAATGAGAAGTTCCTTATTGAGCATAGAGATGCTGGTTCATTCTTTATACCGGTAAGCGGAACTACTGACTTAAGTTCATACTCTTATTTGAAGAGCAAAGGTTATATATCTAATCAGCCATTAAACCCAGCCGTATCACAGGGTAAAGAAAACTTTATTCGTGAAGCAGCAACTAGTGGAGCAAGATTAGCCTACTATGCTTTGAATGATGAGTATAACCCAAAGATTCAAGCAGCAACTAATCCAAATGAAAAACGTTATTGGAGAGAAGAACTAGCCAAGCGTAAAAAAGGATTGTTGATTGCATATCCTCTTTTAGAAACTCAAATTAGCCCTACGGGTGAAAGTAACGCACGTAGAGTTGAAGTAATTGATGATATGAAAAAATTACTTAGAGAAAACAAAGCCCCAAATAAGGTTCTTGCTGAAACATTTGCTGCTATGATTGCAGCATATGAAGACATGAATTCTACACTAAGTAGAGTAGTTGGTTCTTCAGATAAAGCAGATGAGTTTAAGAAAAATACTAGGGCTGATACTCAAGAACTTTTAACCAAGTTATCTCAAGATAACGAAAATGCAACAATATTTTTTAACTCGATTCTTAGTCCGTTGATAGGAGAATAATAGTGCCAGGTAGTTATCAAGATTTAGATGGTGATGATAAGGTTGCTTGGTACCCAGACCCTAACATGCCAAATGAGAAACCTCCTGCTGGACAAGACAAAAGCAAGGTTGAACCTGCCAGTGAAGATAAAGTTCCAGAAAAATCTTCTCAAGAAGCAATAAAATTTGCACCAGAAGGAAAGCCTTATTCAAGCGTATCTACAGTTGGTGAGGCTACCGCTGAGTTTACAACTGCATTTACAAACATGTTTGGAGTTAATGCTCCTAAAGAGTTAGTGAAGCAATTTACTAGAGAACTTCAAGCCCTTCAAATGTCACGCTCAACAAAGCGTTATGGCAAAAATGAAAACATCATTTACCAGGGTGTATCTCCTCAAGAGCGTTTAAATGTTCTAAATAAGTATTTGACTGCACATGCTAAGAATATGACTACTGCTGCTAGCGCAGGAGATGCAAAGGCAATATCAGCGCTTCAACGTGGAAACTTTGGAATTACTTACACTACATTAAAAAATGCTTATGCTGATAACGGTATACCATTCAATGCCGATTCACTCAATAAGTTGACTATAGAGTCAGCAATTACTCCAGATAGACTTAAGGCTAATATTAACTTAATTAATCTACAGGCTAAAACTTACTTCCCTGCATTGGCAGATAAGATTGATAAAGGATTTACTGTTAAGCAATTACTAAGTCCGTATCTTCAGACTCGTGCAAACATACTTGAAGAAGACGCAGATGCAATTGACCTAAAGGAACTACAGGGTGTAGCAAAAGACCCTAAAGGTCTAATGGGACTATATGATTATGAAATATCTTTACGTAAAGACCCTAGATGGAGATTTACTAAAAACGCACAAGATTCTTTAGGCTCATTGGCTAGAGATTTAACTAAAATGTTAGGATTAGGGGCATAATGGCCGACGAACGCGATAAGATTAGAGCAATGATGGGTTTACCTCCATTAACTCCAACAAGCACATCTACTGGTGTTTCAGGGGCTTTTCAAGAGTTACCTAAATCAACCGGTACACCATTTGGTCAAGTTGGTAGTACACCTATTCCACAAGGACCTGCTACTAAACCTCAACCAGTAACTCTTAGTGAGGCAAAATCTTTAGGATTTAATAGCACACAAGGCATTACTAAACAAAATGGTATGTATGTTTTTGACCCATCCCTTGCTCCAGACAGAGGCGGGTTTCAATCTGTTGGTATAGCAAAACCTGGGCAATTACAAATGACTCCATATTATGGAGATGTAACTGGTGCATATAGATTAACGCAAGAACAATATAATCTTGCTACATCAGGTGGAAAAGTAGATACAATAGCACAAGCAAGAATTATGCAAGAGAATGAAATTAAAGCACTTGTTGCTGGTGGTATGTCAGTTGAAGAGGCTACAAAAAAAGTATCTGCTCAATATGGTGATTTAGGAATTTTAGTAACAGGTAAAGATATAGGCGGCTTTGATGCTCAAGGTAATCCGGTTACTGGTGGTCAATATGATTCAAAAGGTAATTTAGTTGGAACTGGAACATCAACTCCTGGATTAGGTACAACTCCTGGATTAGACTCAAAAAAAATAGATGCTATTGCAGCAATATCCGCACTACTTTCCTCTTATGGCATAGGAGATTTAAGCGGACCAATAACTGAAGCGGTTCAAAAAGGTTATAGTAGTGATACTATTCAATTAATCATGCAAGACCCTAATAGCAAAGACCCATTAGCGGTTGCATTTCAAACAAGATTTTCTGCAAACAAAACACGTCTTGCTGCAGGCAAACCAGTATTAAGTGCGGCAGAGTACCTTGCTGCAGAGCGTAGTTACTCACAAGTTTTGCAATCATATGGTGTATCATCTTTAGCAACAAGAGATAAATTAAGTTCATTCATTGCCAATGATATATCTGCAGCCGAAGTTGCTGACAGAGTTGGACTAGCAATTGATAGAGTAAAAAATGCTGACCCATTTACAAAGGCTGCTTTAGCAGAGTATTATCCTTCTCTTAGCCAAGCAGACATAGTTGGCGCAGTATTAGACCCTACTGAAGGTTTACCAGCATTAAAGCGTAAAGTTCAGATTGCTGAAATTGGTGGTGCTGCTGCAGTTCAAGGACTTAAAACAGGACTTACTGCAACACTAGAAACTTCAAAAGAATATTCAAATGTAATGACTGGTGGATTAGGTGCTGAAGCACTTGCCACATTTGGTATTACCCAAGAAGAAGCACGTAAAGGTTATCAGACAGTAGCAGGTATTGCACCTCGTGCAGAGTTCTTATCAAGTATTTCTGTTGGAGAAGATTATACAAGACTTCAAGCAGAACAAGAAGCATTTCTTGGTTTAGCATCTGCTAAAAGAGCAAGAGAAAACTTAGTAGCACAAGAAGAGGGTAGATTCAGAGGACAATCTGGATTAACAAAATCTAGCCTTACTGATGCTGGCAAAGGCCAGTAGTAAAAGACCGATAGCAAGAGCCAACCAATTTCCCCGAATTGACTTGAGGCTTGCGACTAACAACGAATAGAAGGGTGGGTTGCTATGAGCAACAACTACTGGGATGAAGACGAAGACGACCTAGATACTACTAATGAGTACGCAGGTGATGGAAGTGACTTACTTAAAAAGTTACGGAAAGCAAAGCGTGCTGATGAGAAACGTATCAAAGAACTTACTGAGCAACTTGAGGGATTATCCAAGGTGCAGCGTGAGCGTACAGTCAAAGAAGTCCTAGAAAAGAAGGGTGTCAACCTTAAAGCAGCAAGATTAGTTCTTAAGGATTTAGAAGAGGTTAACGAAGAGACAGTTTCTAACTGGCTCGATGATAACGCTGATTTATTCGGAATTAAAGTTGCTACTGAGGAGCCTAAAGTAAGTGAGATAGATAAAGCAGCCTTAAGGCAGCAAGATGTACTCACACAAGGCGCAATGACCCCGGATAGAGCAGAAGATTTAAATCTTCGCATCGATAATGCAGATTCAATGGATGCATTGTTGGATGTACTTCGCTCACAATCATAATTCCGTTCATAGTCACTTGGAGGTGACGAAATGGCATACGTATCAACAGCCTCTGATTCTCTTGGAGGTACCGCTGGTGCTGCTGGTCTAGTACAAAAGGCATATGACCGATTACTAGAATTCGCTCTCCGTTCTGAACCACTAATTCGTTCAGTCGCAGATAAGCGTCCAGCACGTCAAGCAATCCCAGGTTCAACAGTTGTTTTACAACGTTATGTTGACCTATCCGC